ATATAAAGGGTAAATTCTCTACAAAAACAAAATACAAACCTGAAAGTTTCTATAACTGCGGTGAAGCTTTTATGGATGCTTGTGGTTTACCCGGACCTGTAATGGGGGGTATTAATATGTTCTTGGGTCATTCCAATTCTTCAAAAACAACGGCAATGATATTAGCGGCAGTTGATGCTCAAAAAAAGGGTCATCTACCTGTGTTTATAATAACAGAAAAGAAATGGAGTTGGGAACATGCCGTTGAATTGGGTTTACAGGCTGAACAAAATGAAAATGGTGAGTGGGATGGTCAATTTATCTTTAATGATAGTTTTGAAACAATTGAACAGTCAACTGATTTTATAAATGATATACTTGATGCTCAAGAAAAAGGGGAGTTACCTTATAGTGTTCCTTTTTTCTTTGATAGTATTGGTAGCATCCCCTGTCAAATGACATTTGACGGAAAAGGTGGAGGAATGCACAATGCTAAAGTTCTTGCGGATAAAATAGGTATGGGTATTCATTCTAGAATTTCAAAATCTAAAAAAGAGGACTATCCTTACTATAACACTTTAACTGTTATTGTACAACCTTGGGTTGAATTACCTGACTCACCTTTCGGCCAAGCGACTATAAAACCTAAAGGGGGAAATGCGTTATATCTTGCGGCTTCTTTGGTGTTTTTATTTGGTAATCAAAAAAATGCTGGTGTTAGTCATATTACCGCAACTAAAAATGGGAGAACCATATCTTACGCGGTCAGAACAAAAGTGTCTATATTAAAAAATCACGTAAATGGTATTGCTTATAAAGATGGTAAAATTATTGCTGTACCTCAAGGATATATTGCGGACACAAAAGAGGCTTTGGAGAAATATAAAAAACAATATTCTAGTTATTGGGGAGCAATCCTTAGTGGTACAGGTGAATTGGTGTTAGATGAGATAGGTGAAGATGATTCTGACGAATAAAAAAAAGTTGTAATAATTCTACTTTTTTATAATTTGTAGATATTTATTAGTATGGGAAGAAAGAAAAAAGAAGAAATTGAAAAAAAAGTTAAAATTGGTGTTTCGGTTGACCCCGAATTACCACAATACTTTAAGGATAAATCTATAAATTTATCTTCCCTTGTTAATAAATTATTAAAAGAATATATTAAAAATGGAAACTAAAGTTTGTAGTAAGTGTAATCTTAAAAAAGAATTGTCTAATTTTAGAAAAAGAAAAGATTCTAAAGATGGGTTTAGAACTGAATGTAAACAATGTTCTTATTTAGTTTGGAAAAAATATAGGGATAATAACGATGAAAAAATAAAAGACCAAAAAAGAAAAGAATATGTTGATAACCGGGAAAAAATATTATTAAAAGTTAAAAATTACCGAGAAGAAAATATTGATGTTATTAGGATAAAAGATAATGATAGGTCAAAAAAAAGATACCAAAAAGACCCAAACAGGTATAAAATATATTATGAGAAGAATAAAGAAAATATTTTAACTTATAAAAAAGAATGGTCAGAAAAAAATAAGGAGAAAGTTAAAGTAAAAAGAAATCTTTATCATTCTTTAAGATTAAAGAATGATGTTATTTTTCGATTAAAATGTGTGATGAGGTCTAGACTTTTATCGTTTCTTAAAACCCGAAACATCACCAAAAAAAACAAAACTTTTGATATTGTAGGTTGTTCCCCCCAATTTCTAAAAGAACATTTAGAAACCCAATTTACTGATGGTATGAGTTGGGACAACCGGAGTGAGTGGCATATTGACCACATCATTCCACTATCATCGGCAAAAACAGAAGACGAACTTTATAAGTTGTGTCATTATGAAAATCTCCAACCACTATGGGCGGAAGATAATTTGAAAAAGAGTAACAAAATTTTATAGTAACGAATACAAACAAACCAAGTGACTAAAACACTATTAGTGGATGGAAACAATCTACTTAAGATTGGATTTTGTGGGGTTAAAGACTTTTACCACAACGGAAAACACATAGGAGGATTATGGCATTTTATCAATACAATTAGACGTTTTATAGACGAACAAAATTTTGATAAGGTTGTTGTTATGTGGGATGGAGATAATAATTCATCCGCCCGAAAACTTATTTACCCCCAATATAAAGAAAAACGACGTATAACCGAAGATTTCAAAGATGAATCTTTTGAAGAACAGAAAGAGAGAATCAAACAATACTTGGAGGAATGTTATATAAGACAAATCAACGTAGATAATAACGAAGGCGACGATTTGATTGCTTATTATTGCCAAATCTCGGAGAACGAACAAAAAACCATCTATTCGGGGGATAAAGACCTAACCCAACTAATATCAGACAAGGTATCGGTATTTTATCCAAGAACTAAAGAAACTTATCATTTAGGTAGTAAAATCAAATGTGAATTTTACGAATTTCCACACGAAAACATTAAAACTTATAAGATATTGTCAGGAGATAAATCGGACAATATTGATGGGATATATGGGTTGGGTGAAAAGACACTTATAAAGTTTTTTCCTGAGCTACTTGAAAAACCGGTTTCATTTACCGATATTTTAGAAAAGGCGGAAATCCTTCTGAAAGAGAACAAGGATAACAAGACCTTACAAAATTTGTTATCTGGTAAAACTAAAAGTGGTGTTTATGGTGATGAATATTTTGTGATTAACGAAAAAATCATAAATTTATCAAACCCTCTAATTAGTGATGATGCTAAGGAACTTGTTGAATTGTATTATAAAGAAACCTTAGACCCTGATGGAAGGGGTCATAGGGGTCTTATTAAAATGATGATGGAAGACGGTTTTTTTAAGTATCTACCAAAGGGAGATGATGCGTGGGTAAACTTTGTTAGACCCTTTATGAAACTAACAAGAAAAGAAAAAAGAAATTATAAAAACAATTAATTAAAACTATGAAAGACCAAGAATCGGTAAAATTAGAATTCTTAATGATGGTAAATGATAACATCATTGTACAAAGATTTTTTAACGTGAGAGAGTTCAACAATGAGGCGAAATATTCGTTAGAACTTTATGAATTACTTCGTGAATTTAAAGACGATATTCAAACACAATTATCATTGAAAACCGTAACATATATGACAGACAATATGTACGAAATTGTGAACAATCCTGCTATTTTGGAAACGTCTTATACTGACGGTCCGGAGTACTTTAACATCTTCATCAAACAAAATGATGTGACAATTTGTCATAGACAGGTGGATGCTAAAGTATACCCTCCAAAGATAAGATATACTGTGGATGTACGCCCACACCTAAAAAACTTGTTGATGAACTTAACTGACATTTTTTCATCAAAAGATTTAACCAAAAAATATTTAGAAGTTAACCTAAGTGTATAGTATTTATTAATACACTAAAAGAAAAAATATGGCGTCAAACAAAAATTTCGAGTATCTGGGGAGTACCTTTCAGATACAATTATTAAACCAAATCATTATCGACAAAGACTTCTCAAGGTCTATTATAGATGTGATTGAAACAAGTTATTTTGAGAATAAATACTTCAAATTAATCATTCAAATGATTAAAGAATATTACACAAAATACGAACACACACCAACCTTTGACACATTAGAACAAATTACAAAATCTGAGATACAACAACCTCTAGCGGCTAAAATCATTATTGATACCCTTACAAAAGTTAAGGAGTCCACGCTTGAAGGTGCTGAATTTGTACAAGAAAAATCGATGAAGTTCTGTAAGCAACAGGAGTTACAGAAAGTAATGGTTAAAGCTCAAAAAATCATCGACACCGGTGAATTTGAGAGTTATGACACATTAGAGGAAATGGTTAGTAAGGCATTACAAGTTGGGGAACACGATAAGGGAACGGAAAGTGTTTTTAGTAACTTAGATGATGTTCTAAACGAAGATTATCGTCATCCGATACCGATGGGTATTCCGGGTATAGATAGACTCTTAAAAGGGGGGTTGGCTAAGGGTGAAATCGGTGTTATTTTAGCACCAACAGGGGTAGGTAAATCTACCTTACTTACAAAAATTGCAAATCACGCATTTAATTTGGGGTATAACGTTTTACAAATATTCTTTGAGGATAACCCAAAGATTATCCAACGTAAACACATTACATTATGGACAAAGATTCATCCGGATGAATTGTCGATAAAAAAAGAAGAGGTTATGATTAAAGTTCAAGAAATTAAGGAGAAAATGCCTAATGAATTGATACTTAAAAAATTACCCTCTGATACAATAACAATGATGCAGATTAAGAATCAAATCAGAAAAATGATTTCAGAAGGAATCAAAATTGATATGGTATTGTTAGACTACATTGATTGTGTGGTTCCGGATAAAAACTTGGGGGATGAATGGAAATCTGAAGGGTCTGTGATGAGAGGTTTTGAATCTATGTGTCACGAACTTGATTTGGTAGGATGGACAGCAACTCAGGGTAATAGAAGTTCAATATCGTCAGATGTTGTAACAACCGACCAAATGGGTGGTTCTATCAAGAAAGCTCAGGTTGGACACGTAATTATTTCCGTGGCTAAATCTCTACAACAAAAAGAAA